TATCTACGACCATGCAGGCCGCAACACAAGTAGCCTATTTATCACAAACTTAAACGCCGAGGAAGGCTTACAGCCCCGCGTAGTCGATAAAGCCGTAGACCGAAACCAGGCGGCAGTCGAAACGGAAGTTATAGCCGTAGTGGCCGACGTGATGGCAAAAGTTAATAGGAAAATGATGGTTAATTATGGCAATTAACATACCTATTTTAACGTCATTTAACGGCAAGGGCGCCGAAGCCGCTATTAAAGAATTTCAAAACCTTACTAAAGCGTCGGATAAAGCGGCGTTTGCTATAAACAAAATGGCGTTACCTGCCGCTATTGCGTTTGGTGCCATTGTCACAGGCGGTTACAAGGCTGCCCAGGCTGCAAGCGACTTTAACGAAACGGTCAGTAAATCAGGCATTATTTTTGGTACAGCGTCTACCGAAATAAAAAAGTTTGCTGACACTGCAGCCGCCAGTTTAGGTTTATCACGGCAGGCAGCATTAGACGCCGCCGCCACTATGGGCACGTTTGGTAAATCTGCAGGTTTAGCAGGTACGGACTTATCAAACTTTTCTATAGAAATGGTAAAACTTTCAGGCGACTTAGCCAGTTTTCATAATGCGAACCCTGCCGACGTAGCCCTGGCGTTAGGCGCTGCCCTACGTGGCGAAGCCGAACCTATACGCAAATTTGGCGTACTACTGAACGACGCAGCCGTAAAAGCCCAGGCTATGAAAATGGGTTTGTACGACGGTACGGGCGCATTAAGCGCGCAAGCAAAAGTATTGGCTACGCAAAAACTTATTTTAGAACAGACAAGCGACGCGCAAGGAGATTTTGCGCGCACGTCCGACGGCGCAGCAAACCAACAGCGCATACTAAAAGCGTCTGTAGACAACGCAAAAGTAGCAATAGGTCAAGCGTTTCTGCCAGTACTTGAAGCGTCGCTACCAGTACTTGTGCAATTTTCAACCTTGTTAGGCAACAATACAGACGCGTTTATAGCATTTACCACCGCTATTGCTGCAGTATCAGGCGCTATTATTATCGCTAAAGCGGCTATGGCATTATGGAAAGCGGCAAGCATTATTACAACAGCCGTTAACTATGCCCTAGCAACATCATTTACAGCCGTACAAGTTGCTACAGGTATTGGGATTATTGCGGTAGTTGCAGGCGTAGCGGCGTTTGCGGCATACACAAAAAAGATGAACGCAGCCCGTAAAGAAAGCGATTTGTTAAACCAACAAACACTTATTACGGCGGGCACTATTGGCGCTAGCGGCGCGCTTATTGGGCCAACGGGTTTTATAGGCCCGCAACTTACTAACGAACAATTAAAAGAAGCCTACGCAAATTTTGAAAAAGTTAAAGACGGCGCGGGTGCTGCAACTAAAGCCAATTACGATTACGCCAAGTCATTAAAAGAAGGTTTACAAGACGCATTGAAAGAAGCTAACAGCGCGTTAGACGACGCCAAAAAAGCGTTAACCGATTACGCCGACACAGTAGCCCAGGGTTTGCTAGACGCCTTTAGTTTTAAAGACGCCAAAACGGCAGGCACCGACACAGGTAAAGGATTTTTGGCTGGTTTACGTGACCAAGTAAACGGGATTAAAGACTATTCAAACGACATACAAAAAGCGTTAAACCTAGGGTTAACAAAAGACGCTTTAGCAGCCGTTTTAGCCGCAGGTAGTGAAGCGGGCGCGGCCATAGCAAAAGAATTGGTAGCGGGCGGCGAAACCGCAATATTTGAAACTAACGCCTTAGTCGACAGCGCAAAAATGGCAGCCGAAAAAGTAGGTATGAACGCCGCCAACGCCTGGTATCAAACAGGCGTAGATAACGCACAAAAAACGGTTAGCGGTTTGCAAAACGAAATAGATAAATTAACCCCGAAAATGATGAAACAAATGGACGCGTTGGCAAACAAACTGGCGCGTACTGTTGACATTACGGTAAAGGTAAACCAAATAGTTACAAGCGTTACAGGCAACGTTAACGGCCCTGTTTCTAGCCCTATAACACAAGACATTTCTAGGCAATCAGTAGGCGACACTTACAACGTAAACGTAAACGGCGGTTTAGCAACAAGCGCCGAAATAGGCAAAACCGTTGTAAACAGTATTCGCCAATTCAATTTACTTAACGGCCCCGCAAATATTCAGGTTGCGTAATGGCTACCGCATTAGTTAACGGCGGCCCCGACTATTTAGTGGAACTAGATACTGGCGCAATAGTCAACGGATTTGAATTAGACGACCCAATTAGAGGCGTATTAGACAACGCAACTTACGTTTTAGACGGTTCTACGTCGTTTGCAGATATAACCCAATATGTCGAAACAATAAACATTAGGCGCGGCAGGCAACTTACAACAGACCAAACTACCCAAGCGGGTACGTGCAGTTTCACAATGAAAGAAACAGCAACAGACCAAAATTTAAACCCGTTAAACGACGCAAGCGTCTATTATGACACCGCGCAAAATATCCCTGGTTTAGCACCAATGCGAATAGTACGTATTTCGCGTAGCGGCCAGTATTTGTTTGTTGGGCGTGTTACCAATTATGACTACAAATATAATTTGGACGCATTAGACGAAGTTACGGTAGTTTGCGCCGACAATTTCTATTTACTTAGCCGTACGGCATTAGCCACGTTTACACCCGCAGTTCAAACTAGCGCCGCCCGTTTAACAACCATTTTGGCGTTACCCGAAGTTGCTTATGTTGGTACTACAAGCATTACGGCAAGCCCTGTAGCAAGCCTTGGCAACTACCTTGTAGCCGACAACACGCAAGTAGCAACGTACATAAACCGTATAAACGACGCCGAACAGGGCCGTATTTTTTTGTCGCGTAGCGGTGTATTGACCATGCAGCCGCGTATTACAAGTTCGTTTAGTAGCCCTGCCTTACAATTATCGGACGTAGGAAACGTGCCGTACAACTCGTTAACTATTGAATTCGACGCGTCTAACGTAGTTAACAGGGCTTCAATATTGCGGGAAACTGGTATAGCCCAGGTAGCAACCGACGCTATTTCGATAGCCCAATATTTTACGCAGTCAGTAGAACAGACCGACAGCCTTTTATCCGACGACGCCCAGGCATTAACCTTGGCTAATTACCTTTTGGTTGCCCAACCGTCGCCCCGTTACACGTCGGTAGGTATATGGTTTGGTAGTTTAACCGCCTTACAACGTACTAGCGCGGCCATAATAGAAATAGGTGATTTAATACAAATAACTAAAACCGAAACGTTTGGTACTGTCACCCAGGAACTATACGTGGAAGGTATTGACCATACGATTACCTTTGACGGCGGCCATACTATGCGTTTCTACACAAGCCCTACAACGCTGGTTTACACGTTTATTTTAGACGACGCAATTTACGGTATTTTAGATATCGCAACCCCGCAACCCGCTTTAAGTTAGGATACAAATATGGCTATTCAAACGTTTACCATTGGGCAAATTTTGACTGCCGCGCAACAAAACACGTTGCAAGCAAACGATTACAACCAAACGGTATCGACTAAGACCGCTAACTATGTTTTAGTGGCTGCCGATAAGGGCACCCGTATTGCTATGAACGCGGCAGCAAATACAACAATTACCGTAAATACAGGTTTGTTTGCTGCAGGCGACACGCTTTTTATACAAAACATTTCTACGGGAACTTGCACTATTACGGCTGGTACGGCAACTGTTACTACGGCTAGTTCGTTGGCGTTGGCACAATGGGGGGGTGGCACGCTTTATTTTACTAGTGCTAGTGCTGCTATTTTTTTTAGCGGTGGCGCGCTTTATGGTTTGGCTACAGGTGGCACAGGTGTATTGGCTACACCGCCCGCAGGTTTCGCAGGATTATTTTTCAATAGTAGTTTGACGTTGACGGTTAGTCGTGCAGGTGTTTTTGATGTGCTCGCGTTTGGTGGTGGCGGTGGTGGTGGTCTTGGTAACGGTGTTAACAGTTGTGGTGGTGGCGGTGGTGGCGGTCAGTGCACGCAGCAAACAATTTATTTGGCGGCTGGTTCTTACAATGTTATTATTGGTGGCGGTGGTGCAGGTGCATTAGCAAACCCTGGCACGCTTGGTTCAGGTGTAACTATTGGCAACACCATAGGCAACTTTGCTGTAGCGGGTGGCGGTGGCGGTAGTGGTGGTGGTACTAGCACCCCTGGCACTGTTGGCGGTTCAGGTGGTGGCGGTGGCGGCGGTGCTTCTGCCAATGTTGGTGGTGCAGCGTTTGGTGTAGCAACAGGTTTTGCAGGTGGTACAGGTGCTACAACGCTTTCGGCTGGTGGCGGTGGCGGTGCTGGTGCTGTTGGTGCTAACTCATCTGTTACAACTGGCGCAGCAGGTGGCGCAGGTTTTCAAATATCAACCTTTACAGGTAACGTGTCGACTTTTAAGGCTGGTGGTGGTGGCGGTGGTGGTTCTACGGCTGGTGGTGCTGGCGGTTCGTCAATAGGCGGCGCAGGTGGCACCGCTACAGGTACAGCAGCAGCAGCAAACACCGCTTCAGGTGGTGGCGGTTCAAATAACGGCAACGGCGCAGCAGGTGGTAGCGGCGTACTATTCATAAGGTTTAAGGTGTAAACATGGCCCATTTTGCATTAGTAGCAAACACAATCGTTGACCAAGTAATAGTAATTGCCAACGAAAATTGCGACGATTTACCATTTCCAGCAAGTGAACCAGTAGGCCAAGCGTTTATTGCGTCTATGGGCATTACGGGCGTATGGTTGCAAACAAGTTACAACGCAAATTTTAGAGGTTGCTACGCAGGTATTGGTTACACGTGGAACGGTACAGACTTTGTACCGCCAGCAAGTGAGCAGGCATGACCGTAAACAATTTGCCTAAGTTTCTTATTTTGCTTGTCGGCTTGTTATGCCTAACCGCGCTAATGATTTTTGATAAAATCGACATGGCAAGCGGCGTACCTATGCTAACTATGATTATCGGCTACTCAATAGGCAACGGTGTTAACGCTAAACAAGGCGGCGAAAGTAGCAACGTGTTTGGCAACAAATCTAAAAAGTGATACCGCCCGTTAAAAAACTCGTTTTACCTGCCACGTTGGGGCACGTTAACCCAGGGGAACTACCCGCCAATATGCTTGTAGACATAAAGCCGTTTGGCAAACTGCACCCGCGCGCCGCTAACGCATACAACGCAATAAGGGCCGCCGCGTTTGCTGCAGGTATAAAACAATTTAAACCCATATCACAATTTGACTGTTACAGGTCTTTAGCGCAACAAACCGCAGGGTTTTTACAGCGCTACACCCTGCAACCTTTAGAAGGCACGTCTACCCGAACATGGCAAGGCCGCAAATATTATTTACGCCCAGGCAACGCCCCACTAGCAACGCCAGGTACAAGCCGCCATAACTTAGGGTTAGCCGTTGACTATGCAAACATGGCAGGCGAAACGTTTACCTTTATGTGCGAACAAGGCCCACTATTCGGCTGGTCATTAGAGGTCATGCCGCAAGAACCTTGGCATTGGTTTTATTACCCAGGCGACAAAACCCCCGAACCTGTAAGCCTGTACCTACAAGGGCTTAGGCCAGTATCACCACCTAGCGCTTAGGCGTCTACTACGGTTTTAAGACCGACGAAAAAGGGGTATTGCATGA